CTGACTCACCCTGTGGGATGGAGTACTGTGCGATGCGCACTGGGCGGCTCAGGAACGATGATAGCTCGAAACTGGGTGTGTAGATGTCAGTCAGGACCTCTGGATCAGAGTTTGTCTGAATATCTGACTCACCAACAGCGTTACCAACGAACTGAGTGACCTCAGCTTGGACGTCTTCCGTCACGGTATCTGCAGTCTCGTCACGAGCCTGGATGTTGAGACAACAAGACCCCTGCATAGTAACTATCGGGGCTGTCCTCTCAGCCGGTGCGTCTTTTCCGACGCTCGGATTCTCTATTACGGGAGAGACCCCCGGACCCATTTCAGAGCTGGAATCAAAGCTGTAGAAGCGTTGAGTTGGTCAGCGTACTGCAGATGTGGACGACCTAGTCCACACCTGAGGAGTAACATTTCTTTGATCCACTACCATTATAAGATCAGTGCTGAAAAGCACGCTTTGGGTCATCCCCATGGTGGTGTACAGTGCAGCCCATGCTCTGGTCGGCGAGTAGTTCTCATAACTCTCCGGCCAGCAGTAACTGCTACACTGCCTCCTGTTTAGCTTAACGTCCGTAGTGAGTTACGGACGGCGCCCCCGGTTTACCACCGGAAGTGCAGACGAGACGCTGAGGCGAGGTCGAAACTCTCCTTCAGCTCAAGCCAGGTGGGGAACGTGCTCTTCTCAATGAGCAGCGTCAGATCACACTCTTCAGCGATCTCTAGACACATGTTCCGTTTCGTTTCGAAGACTTCGCGGCCGTACCAGAAATACTCCCTACACACGGTAGAGAGCACATCTATGCACTGCTTGTCAATCGAGACGGTCTTGGAGGGAATGCACTTCGTTAGCATCTTAGCTATTGAGTCTTCTTCCAAGGGGCATAAGAAAGCCTGAACGTCTTCGTCCCACCGCCACACACGTTTGAGGAATGATACCTCATCAATGTGGATGTATGGAACCGATTCGGCTTCCTTGTCAGCCATTGTGTACGTGATACCAACTTCTGCCAGGGCACCAGCGAGTGAGGTGTGGTTGAACCACTCTTTGCCTACTCGCACGCCCATGACATTGTCGTCACCGTACGTCTGAAGCGCAACATTCTCCTTGAACGTCGCCGCATCACACCCATCCGGGTTCAGCACAGCATATGCATAACGCACATACAAGCTGTTCACCAGTGAGTTAATGATGACTGTCAGTGGATGTCCTGACGGGTTACTCCCGTAGAACTCCACCAGATCGCCATTGAGATCCACGGTTGGGAAGGCTGTGTCAAACGCAATTCCGCGCATAACAAGCAGATCCTCCTCAGTGTAGTTCCCGCTGGCTTTGCAGACCTCCGAGATGATGTCGAACGCTGCGAGGATCACAGTGGACGGCATTCTCTTGTCAAAGGCCTTGTAGTCTCCGGCAATCATACGCCGCTCACCGAAGCGGGTGATAAACTTACGAATATCTTCCCACTCACGGCTCTGAGCAACACACCCCACCGAAGCCTCAAAGGTGAAGCGGTTGAGCTGCATCACTCTGATGAACGCCAAGTAATACTTGCGTACTACCACGTTCCAGTCGGCAGGCGAGGCGCAAAACACACGAGTGTTTTTTCCCTTGACCTTAGACATCTTCAGGGGTTCATCCTTCAGTGAGCCCGAAAAGATCGGGACACACCTTTCACCCTTCAGGTACTTGGCCACATAGACATCTACGCGATCCATCACCTCCTGGGTGAACATCTGGGGGTCCGCACAAGCATCCGTCGCAGGTAACTGCTCCAGATAAAACTTCTTGGACTTCTTCCAGGGTGCTCCCATTGAGGTGGCTCTGTTCATCTTGTCGACGAAACGAACACCATTGGCGCCGTTGACTGCCGTGACATTGTCATAGACAAAGAGTTCCTCCTTCAGGAAGCTGGGTTCTAAGCGGTCCAAAATGTCTTTAAGGAAATCGCTTTTCACCCGGTCGAGAACATCACCTCTGATCTGTGTGACAGGGTTGACCATCTCTTTAGCCGCATTGTACCACGGCTCCCATCCCGACATGGCAGGGGCACCCGTCTTCACGGTGTACCCACGCGCCAGCGCCGAGGGTTGCAAAGGCGAGTCAATCACCCTTGATCGGCCTCCACCCCGGAAACCTCCAAATGAACCATACACACCACTCACTCCGTTCTCAATGAAGCGGAATGGCGATTTCTTGTGTAGGTCCGTAAGGAGTCGGGGGGCAGACGGGGCACTCAGGAGTGGTTCTCCAGATTGGATCATCAATTCTCCAAAGTGCGCTACGGCTGCATCGACTGTTTCAACAGTCAATGGAATGGAAGCAACTACTCTGTCTAGTCCTCCCACGTGAATCCCGGCCAGCACATAGCCAGCGCTTTTCTTAAGCACCAGCGCAGAGCCACACTCACCCACGACTGTGGGGGTGTCAACATGGCCATACCAGGTCAGTAGAGTTCCGAGGACCCCTACCTTCGCATTCTGCTTGCGGATA